TGTAAATGCACGATTGACATCCAATCAAGTGAACATTTATTAGTTAAGCCAAATTATGGAGATTATTTCCGTTATGGTTTGCTAATGTGTTTACTTTGGATTGTTGATCGTGAATGGTTTATGAAATTTTGTCAGATGGTGTTCCGTACCTCTTTTGTACGTGATTCTTTAGCTAGAAACTTAGTTTCTGAAGAAGCAAAGCTAAAGGTAATTCGCGCACAGTTTAGAGATATGGGAGATCGTGTCGAATCTAATATCGGCCGATACTCCACTCTGATAAAATTGACTAAATGCATAGCTAAATACTATGTCATTTACAAAGCTACGTCTATGGTGTATAATCACTTTAACAAGCAACCTGAAGTTGTCATTTCTCAGCACGACACTGAGGCTCCTCAATACAAGAGTTCCTCTAGTGGTAAGATGCCAACAGCTCAGGATGAGAAGCCAAATCCTTGGAAGAAGGATGATTTCGAACTGACTACTTTTGATGTTTCATCAAAATCTTTATCGTGGAAAGCACTTGAATTAAACCAAATCAAGACATTATTGTCAAGAAATTTGGTCCATTTCAGGTGCAACCGTGATGTAGGTGATCGTGTAGCTTCACGTGTTATTCGTGCTACTGCTGTAAGTAGTCACATCTACATGTGTAACAATCATGGTTTACCAGAAGATTGTGATACATTTAACGTTAAGATGATTTCCCAACCAGTTGATATGGGTGTTTCATCTAACTTAGAGATCACAGTCGGTCAAAGTGATATCATTCGTTATCCTACAAAGGATTTAGCTTTTATTCGCATTCGTAATATTCCACCTCGGAAAAGTATTATGGAATTGTTTTCACAGACACCTATTCAAGGGAATTACTCAGGTATTTACCTAGGGCGTCGTGAAGATGGTTCTATTTTTGAACGCGAAGTTAAGGCTATTGTCCCACAGAAGAATTATGCCATTGAACGTGGTGCACTAACATCTGAATTTAAAGGCTTAGCTTATCAAGGAAGAGTTTATGAATCAACCGCTAAAGGTGATTGTGGCTCTCTAATGATAGTTAAGACTGGAATGGGACCTATTATTGTAGGTTTCCATATGGCAGGTGG